CCAATTTGGATCATGTACACAATGTGGGTTCGATCGGTGCGTTTCTTTCTCATCATGTGTGTATTATAGCATTTCGGGCAATTTTGGTCAACCGAAAAGTAGTACTACAAAAGTACTACTTTTAGGGCAACAAAATGTATACTTTATGCTACTTTTTCAATAGTGGCACGCCAGTAGCATTCTGGACTACCGCAATCCTGACGATATTTGTAGGCTTCTGCTTCTTCTAGGGTTGTAAAATACCGGGTATCGTCAGGGTCCACACGTTGTACACCGCAATCGTATTCGGTAACTGTCACACGATACAGACTACCAACTTTGACTTCTGCCATCCTGGGCTCCTTTCTAACTGCTACAATTACAGTATACTGGATCAGGCTTTTTTGGTCAACCAAAATGTGTTGTAAATAAGCCATGGATTACAGTGCTTTATTTGCAGAAACGTTGACCAATAAAGGCGTGTCTTTCACTCCAGTTTATCACTGCTTTGAAAGTGTCCGCTCACCACACACAGGTTGGAGTCTGCGCTTGCCTGACTTTGACACAGACATCTTGTTGTTGCACTTTCAGGACCTGGTAAACATACAGGATGGGCGTGTGCTGGAACTTGAGCAAATAGAACAGCGTTACGGATCACGTGCTGACCGTGTTGTGGTCACCTACTGGAATCACGGGTTAAACAAAATATACACAGGCCCTGTTCGGTTGGTTGAATTCAGCAATCACAACTATGATCTCGCCAATCAATTGCATCAGCGTTGGCCAGAGTGGCAGCATATTGTACACAAACCCAAGACACAGGCCTGGCAGTGTTTGAATGGGCGTATGTGTGATCATAGAAACAGAGTCATGCAAATACTAAAAGACTGGCCCAACGGTACATTGAGTTATCACAATCGCATCTGCTTGCCCAACTACGACTACACTCAATACACTTACAACAATGTTGACAACTTTATAAATTTGGCGTATGTGTACAAGGCAGCGGCTGTGAACATTGTGACAGAAACTGAGTACAACACTGCACCAGGAATCATATCAGAGAAAACCTTGCTGGCCATGGCTGCCGAACAAATACCCATAGTGATAGGGCATGCTAGCATTGTTGAACATTGCAAGGAGTTAGGGTTCGATATGTTCACAGACTTGGTGGAGGTCAGTTATGACACCATGCCCAATGAAATTCGTGCAGAGCAAGCCATACTGTTGAATCAAGACTTGATACAAGGACGCATAGACTTGACACCATATCGTGAACGATTGCATGCACAGCGTGAATTCTTGTTGGACGATTACGCTAATATAATGGAAATAAGATTCCAGCGTGATATCAGTAACTTAAACTTGAGATAAATCTCTGCATGTCTCCATGCAACACAGCCATCATGGCTTCCTTGCTACCAAACATCACAAGTTTGTTGAGTTTGCGGTTGTTGACCATGTAGTATGGACAAGTCATACGACGATCTAGTGCAATCAAGTTTTTGGGGGTGAGTAATTTCTCTGGCAAGTCAAACGAATAACTGCTGAGTTCCAGTAAGTTTTCAAACACATAGAAACCTTCGTAGGTAAGTCTTAAACCGCCATCATCTCTGATGTTCTGCCACCAAGTAGACATGGCTTCGTCAAGAGGCGGTGCATCAGGATAACGTGTTATCAATTCCTGCGTGAGAGCAAGTTTATTGAGCATTGGGATAGATCTTATCCCCTTGCGTTAACAGCACAACTGAGAACTTGTCTGTTTTGAATTGTGTGTTGAGTTTTCGGGCAAGATTGATAGCGTGTCCGGGGTTGGAAAACGATACCTTTTTGTACTTTGGGCCAGGAAACTGTGTCAGCAAGTTGCTGGTCTTTAGATTGATGGGCTTGGAGTCAAAAAACACAGCCCACACACCTTCGCTAGCCAGCACTTGTTCTGTCTTGTAGGTCTGTTTGTTGGTGTGCTCGATCAGCACTGTTGGCTTTGGTCTTGACATATTAAACTCCATGTTTATTTATGCCAATAACTATGCAGATTTAAAACTACCTCCGGTGATCTGCACTTCCACAACGTCAGCACCACGTGTTTGTTGTGCTCGCATTTGTTCCAATGTAATCAACAGTTTAGTGATATCTGCGTGTAAGTCTTTGGCATCTCGCATGGGCATTGAGAAATCTTTCTGTCCACGTGCTTCATGTGCTTTGACACTATCCACAAATCTATGTATGTGCAGGCTCATGGCTTAAACTCCATGTGTGGTGCGATGTCATTGTCAAAGATCTGTGCCATTTGGCGCCACAACAGTTTGCGTTCAACGTCAGTCAAGCCGGCACTGATCAGGCCACCTGGCCCATCATGTTCTTGTTTGTCAAGTCCATAATCATGCCGCCAGGTATAGCACATTGAGGTAATGATTTCTTCGCGTGTTTTCATTTCTTTGCCACAAATGGTGCCAATACTGGTGGATGCCAACCTGTGGGCTTGAGTACTTTGCCATCTTCACGCTTGCGTACCTTGCCAGTTTCTCGGTCAATCTTGGCAAAGTTGGTGGCCATTACTTCCTTCCAAGCACCTTCGGCGTCAGCACCCATGGAGTGGATAGCACCAATTGTGACAACTAAAATATCAATCAGTGCGTCAAGTGTTTCTACTTGGTCATGATTGTTGATTGCCACTGAGAGTTCGGCGGCTTCTTCTTCAATCAATCCAAGATACATGTTGAATTGACTTTGATTGAATTCCTCGACTGTCTGGTCGCAGGCTCGCATAAACTTCTCTTGATCACGAAAGGGATTTGTCACGTGCTGCCTCCTGAGTATGAAATGGTCCTTGATATTGATAACGTTCCAACACAATTAGTTTTGGGTTGCGAATCAGTTTCCAACTACGATGTTGTTTCACAGCATACCACCCTGCGGCATACCATGACTTTGATTTGTTTTCTTTTGTGAACAGTGGTAGTCGATGTTTGACATCCCACATGGGGTTGAATGCTCGGCATCCTGTTTCGTATCCATGCACTTGATCCGGAGCAGGCTTAGTGGTCTTTTCAGGTGGGGCAAATTCAATGTTGGCCTTTTTACGCACCATGGGAATGGTTTTGAATTTGCCAACTTGGTCATTGATGCGCACAGTGTAGCCATCGCCGTCGGCTTCTACCACACCAATCTTGCGATTGTCCTGCTTGAGGATCCAGTACTTTTTATCCACTACGGGTTTTGCTTCGATCATCCAATACTCCTTTGTATGTTTCGTTCAACCAGCGACCTATGGCATCTGCATAGTCACTGAGTTTGGTGAGCTCGTACTTGCCACAAAATCGCATGAAGTGGACGCCTACCATGCCCACATCCTTGTGACTGATCTGCTCACGTATGGCTTCATCTACCACAGATTTGACGTTATCGGGCTGTGCAGTGAGATCGATTAGTGTACGGTTGCGTTCATAATCGTCCAAGACCTTGCGTTCCACTTGTTCATGGTCCATCCAGCGTTGCAACATGAGATTGTTCCACGCATAGCCGCGACGGTCACGATCTTCAAATGCTTCTGTGAGTCCCACTTGATTCTTGGTGCCTTTGACCCGCACACCAGGGTACGCAGAGAACACATTGTCACCAGGGTCGCCACGCATGCACTTCAAGAACAGCACCCATTTCTGATAATCCACAGGTGGCACAAAGTTGGCGTCGGGTTTGCCAACCTTGATCTTTGAGTTGCTTTCAATAGAGAATGCCAAGTTTTTGCCTTTTGCGTCTGTGACACCCGTAGTACTGAACAAGTGATCGTTGATGCCATTGTACAATTTTACATTGGGTGCAATCAACTGAACAAAGTCAGAATCTGAACTAACAATAACGTGTTCGTCTTGGGGGTGTAGTGCAATCCAACGTGCAATAATATCGTCTGCTTCTGCTGTGGCACAACGAACAACACTACAGTTGGTTTTTGTAGACAAGTATTTAGTCAGCTCATCATAGGTTTCCCAGAACAACTTGTCCTCTTCTGCTTCGGTCTCGCTCATTTGCCCACGTGCCACTGCGCGGTTTGCTTTGTAGGGTTTGTAGTGATCTTTGCGCCAGCTACGCCCTTCCAGTGCGAATACCACATGATCAGCACCCAAGTCACGTGCTACTTTGTTTGCGCTCATTAGTGTAAGATGCAGAGCAAAGCCCAGTTTGGTCCATGTGTCTGCAGCACGATGTGCTTGGTGCCGGGCACGGAAAAACATGTTGCTAGTATCAATCAGTAGGTAGCGCATTTGTGTTCACCAAGTTGTTTTGTTTGATGTATTGTAACACACAATTGGCCCAATAGCTATGGGCATCTGGACCAAAATGCCAACTTTGTGGGTTTACTGTTGAAAATCCTGCCGTTTTGAGCAAGTTGCTATAGGTCATTTGGGAGTTGTATGGATCCATGTAACTGTTGTTCCAATCTGGATGCCACGGTACAGATGCAAAATGGTTGTTTCCATTGAAGAAAACGTGTTGAATGTTTTTGGACGCTAATTCTCGATGAAATTGCCAAATCTCTCTATGCGCTTGTTCTGTACAACGTTCCCAATTTATACTGGCAACAAACTGTTTGTACCGATCTTGCAACGATTTAGGCACATGGTCAATGCCGGATGCATTGACTTGCCAATATTGACCTTCGTATACCCACTCTTCTCGTTCCCAAGTTGACCATTGAA